CGGGGGTGCGAATCCCCCCAAGTCCACCAAAAGCATACTGGTCTGCGCCGTGCGATAATGAAGATGACTGAGGGATCACGGACATCCAGATAATCTAAACCAGATTGCTTTTGATGGGCTTGACTAGTTTCGACAAGGCAACAAGTACAAAAATTGGCTACTCGGGAAAGCAGAACCCGTAGGATTGAGGTAACTCGGTCGTAGAAGCAAAACAAAATAAATGCAAACGATGAACGTTTCTTGATGGCTGCGTAAGCACCATCGGAGTTTTGCAAGTTGAACTTAGCAACAGAATCAACTTGCTTTGGTGTATTGATTGTTGGATGGTTTACCTATTTTAGCAACTGACATTTTTTGTAATGTTTCTTGTGAATATATGTTTTTCTTACCTTTATTCCAAGGTGGTGTGCCAGAAGGTCTTCCGTTTTTAAGATTGTAGTATTTTTTACCAAACTCAGATTCTTTAATCATACGAAGAAATCTAGCCTCTTCTTTTCTGGCAGACTTCCTATCATTAAAGACTTTGATAATTTTACGTTTGAAATCGTTAGGTCTATATTGATGTTCTCCGTTAAACCAGCGTGATGAAGAAACATAATCATCAGTTATTTGTCCTTCATGCATACCAACATAGAACATCTTTCGGCATTTATCGTGCCATATATATAAAAAGAATTGCATTATTATCCTCCAAGATGTATAATGTATTTAGTAAAAGTAAACTTTCAAGTTCGCATTTACTGGGGTTTCAGTTGGTTTCCTCGTAACAGAATAACCAACTACACTACACTCATCACACAAGGAGAAAAATATGAGTAACATGACACCATTCGAGATCCGTCTCGAACTTCTAAAACTTTCTAAAGACATGCTCGAACAAGAGTATATGTCTAAACGGGAAGTTGCACATAATAACTGGCAGGTAGCTTCCGAGAATGCTCGCACTCAAGGACAACAGTTACCAACACAACCAGAATATTCACTATTCCCATCAGAACAAGAAATCATTAATAAGGCGCAAGCTTTAAATGGTTTCGTTTCTAACATTTCTGAACCTGCTAAGGTTACTAAGAAGTCGTAAGGGAAAGATAGGCTTCGGCCTATCTCACACACAGAAAGGAACCAAATGCAAAGTAGGATTGTGCTTCTAAGCGCATTTTTATCAAGTATTATTTTAATGGTAGCTTGTCGGCACATGAACCCGTTACTGGCCAAATGGCTGTTGCGTTTGTCACTATAAATCGTGTACAGACCGGCAACTATGCTAGTAATATTTGCGATGTAGTAACTCAAAAGACCGGTAACACTTGCCAATTTTCTTGGTATTGTGATTCCTTATTTACCTCAAAACGGTTGACAATCAAGAGTACAAAGTTGTATAATGACATTAGAGAGTTAGCAACTAACCTGTACATTAATTTTGATCGTATGGAGGATGTTACAAATGGTGCGACATATTATCATGCAGATTATGTTAATCCAAATTGGACAAAACTACAGAAGGAGACTAAAATTGGCAGGCATATTTTCTACAAAAGCAAAGGTGACAAAATTGACCGAACAAAAGGAGTTATTTAATATGAACAAAGACCTTATCACTATATGTGTTTCTATAACAATCGTATTGTGTACCACAATCGTTGGAGGATTCATGTATAATTTAAACGACCGTAATAACATGGCCAAAAACATCGAAGCCGCTATTACAAAAGGTGTTGATCCATTGTCTGTTAAGTGTGCATATGAAACTGGAGCTAATCCGGTTTGCATCACAATGGCAGCAACAAAGAAATAATTTAGGAGTATATTATGGCAGTGAAACAATTTAGTATTAATCAAATCTCTAATGAAGCAGACCGCAAGAAATTGTTGGATGCTGTACAAGAGTGTTCAAATTCTATGACACGAATGGACGGAGAAAAAGACTTCATTAAAGAAGCGGTGAAAAAAGTTTCAGATGATTTGAAATTACCTAAACAAGTCGTTCAACGTTTGGTCAAAGTTTATCATAAACAAAACTATGATGAAGAAGTTGCCACGCACGAACAATTTGAGCAGTTGTATGAAACGATTGTGAAATAATGCCAACTAAAGAAGAAATGAAGAAGTTTTCTGTGGAGATTGATAGGTTCGTCTCCGAAAGAAACATCAATCATCTTGAAGCTATAGTTGAGTATTGTGCCGAAACGGGTCTCGAAACGGAAGTCGCCGCAACATTAATTAATTCGAATCTAAAGTCGAAAATTGAGTTGTTGGCTTCCGATTTGAATATGCTGAAAGTGAAGAAATCTCGTTTACCCATATGACTGGTTATGAAACATTTGCGTTATTCAATTCTTTAAAACTGCACTTCAACCGAGAATCTTACGATTACTTTAAATATAATGGTAAGAGCAACATCTCAGTTGATGCATTTGAGAATAGGCGTGACAAATACCACTTTCACAAGTTGTCAAGGAAGTACACAAATAAGGAAGACATGGAATTATTTTTCGTGTCCAACTTGGTTGAGAAACCTAACACTTGGGCTGGTGATTTGTTAACTGAAGAAGCAGATATCAATTACAAGACTCACCAAAAGGTGTTACAATCACTATCGTACTTTTTCGAAAATGATTGTCACCTGCTATTTGATGGTTGCGACAATCCAAACGATTTGTTCAAAGTGAATGACGGTGATTATCCTGTAATATTACGCAAGACCATGCAGAAGGTAACACAAATTGAAACTTTGTGCATACTTAATAAAATACTTGGCTTTGAACCTAACTGGAATGCTAGAATTGCCGATACTATTCGGTGGCCAGAATTTCGGTTAAGATTGCTCAAGTATGCCACATTTCTGCCACAGGATGTGTTAAAATATAAACTTATTCTAAAGAAGATGATATGATAAAGAAAATCTACCTCGATATGGACGGTGTTCTCTGTAACTTTGAACGCCGGTACCTTGAACTATATGATGAGTTACCTGGTTCTATGCGGGACCGGAAAGACTTTAACGTGAATTGGGATCATTTTGTGCAAACAGAACAATTTAAAACATTGGACTGGTGGCCTGGTGGTCGAGACTTGTTGACGTACATTACACAATATCAACATGAAAATGAAGTCGAGGTAGAAATTCTTTCATCTTCTGGTGGCCAAAAATACCACCGAGAAGTTGCTCTGCAAAAAATTGAATGGCTGTCTGATAAAGGCATTCCATTTAAAGCAAATATTGTTTCTGGACGTAAGGTGAAAACCGAATATGCCACACCAGAATCGATATTGATTGATGATACACATGATATTATCCAAGCCTTCATTGGTGCGGGTGGTATCGGTATACATCACAAAGATATAGGTAATACTTTAATGATGTTGGATAAACTTCTGGACAGGTCACCTATATAAATCTATATTATGATAATATGGTCGTTTGTACAAGCCTATATTATAATGTGGACAAAAAAACTATACAACGCAATACAAATTATACAAGGAAATATATATGAGTTCATTTGCAAATCTTAAACGCAATCGTGACAATTTCGACAAGTTGTCAAAAGCGATTGAAGCAACCGGCACTCCTGCAGAAGCTGGTTCTAAAGATGACACCCGATTCTGGCAACCAGAAGTTGATAAAGCTGGCAACGGCATGGCAGTAATTCGTTTCTTGCCATCTCCTGCTATTGATGGTGATGATGCTTTACCATGGGTTCGAGTATTCACACACGGATTTCAAGGACCTGGCGGTTGGTTCATTGATAACTGTTTGACTACTTTGAATGATAAGTGTCCTGTGTGCGAACACAATAACACACTTTGGAATTCTGGTATCGAAGCCAACAAAGATATCGCACGTAAGCAAAAACGTAAACTAACTTACATGACAAATATTTTGATCGTTTCTGATCCAAGTAATCCGTCAAACGAAGGACAGGTTCGCTTGTTCAAATTCGGTAAGAAGATTTTCGACAAGATTAATGAAGCGATGAATCCTGAATTCGCTGATGAAACACCTATCAACCCATTTGATCTATGGGAAGGTGCTAACTTCAAGTTGAAGATTCGTAATGTTGAAGGTTATCGTAATTATGACAAATCAGAATTTGCTAGCAAGTCTGCTTTGTCTGAAGATGATGCTGAGTTGGAAACAATTTGGAAGAAAGAATATTCCCTCAAGGAATTTACTGAACCAAAGTTGTTCAAACCTTACAATCAATTGAAGACTCGTTTGGATAAAGTATTAGGCTTTGAAGGCGTTGCACCTTCAACTACTGCTGAATCTATCGATCTCTCACCACCTGCAGCTAAGTTTGCACCACGTTTAACACCTGCTGACATTGCTGGAGATGATGACTTGGAATACTGCAAGTCTCTCACTGAAGAATAAACTTTCTTTACTGAACGTTTAGACCCCGCCTTGTGCGGGGTTTTTTATGCGC